GCAAGGGCCTCGGCTGCGGATTTGCCGGATTCTTTTAGGAGTTTTGTTTTTGTTTCAAGACCTTTCCCTTTTGCGTATCTGTCTTCAGCTTCTGCGAGTCTCCCCATTGCTGCTGTACGCATATCAAGGACTGTTTGCATATCAAGCGACGATCTTCCAGCAAGAATATCCAGTATCGTCATATTTTCTGTTGCAATATTCTGCTTTTCAGTTTCTATTGCAGCTTTAGCCATTGCATTTGATTTTTCTAATTGCGCCCTTGCATTTTCCTCAGCAGCATCTTTTGCTTTTCCTTCATTGTCGGCAAGTTTATCAATAATTTTATACGCTTCTTGTAATGTTTTAGGCAATCCTTCAGCTTTTTCAAGAGATTTACCAAGTTCCTCAGAACTCATAACTGCGTCTAAATACGCTTTTTTAATTTTATTTCCAACAGCTTCAGAGGAATTTCCTAATTCATCTTGGCGTTTTTTTACCAATCCGAGTTTTTCAACCAAGACTGCCCATTGTTTCACTTGTTCAACAAGTTTTTCTGCTGCGCTTCTGCTGAATTCATCCATTGCCGAACCAATATTTTCAATTTGTGTTACGGCCTGCTCTGTTGTTATATCGCCTTTGAATAATTGCGCTAATGTTGCATAAAGATCATCAGAAACAAGAGAAGTTTTAACCATTTGCTCAATTACATTTTGGAGTTCCTTTTTAGTTTCATCAAATACTCTTAATGCTTGTAATTTTGAGAGTCTTTCCGTTTCGTCAGCAAGTTTTTTATGAGCAGCAGCAGCTTCTTCTGAACTTCCAGACAGCGCCCTCATTGTATCGCTATATTTTGCAGATATTTTTTCAGCTTCAGATTGTCGCGTTGCAAGATGCACGACTGCTGTAACGGCGGCCATGATTGCAAGCTGAGGCATGGCGGCCTTGAGCGTAGTCCATGCCACGGATAACGCCTTTGAAGCTTTTTCTAGCGCAAGCGTGACTGCAACTTGAATCTGTGCGCTTGCTGATGTGGATTTATGTGCTGCATCCAATGCTTTTGCTGTTTCTACCGATACCTTACTTGCTGTGCTAAGCCTGTTTTCAGCATCGACCAACCTAAACGCTGCATCTATTCTTTGCTCTAATGACTGCCCAGTGCGAGAATATGCAGCAAAAGCGGCATTCTCTGCTTGTACTGATGCAAGCTTTTGTGCTGCCGCCTCTTTTTCAACTATTGCAGCTTCATTGCTTGCAATTGCTTGTTCTCTTGTCGCAAGAGCATTTGCTTGCTTTGCTGTTGTTTCCGCATATATTGTCCTTATGCCGTCAGCCATTTCAGAGGATAATAGTTTTTGCGTAACAAGATACGTTGCAAGCGCAGTAGCCGCCAAGTGAATATTGTCAGAGGCAATTTTGAATGCATTGCCTACGTCTTTTTGTATTTTTGCAAGCTCCCCGGACTCTCCCATCCTTTCAAGCTCTTTGTTCGCGCTGTCAAGTGCGCTATAAAGACCTTTTACGCTTTGCGCAAAAGCATCAAACCCTATGCCGCCAATGGCAACAGATAGATTTGACGTAAGGCGGGCAAAGCTCGTCAGCATCTTCCCGGCAGTGTCCATCGCCGTTTCATATACGCCAACAAAGTTCGCGCCTTCCTTGATGACGATATTCATCCGCGCCTGGAGCTTCTCGTTTTCCGAAAGCGCATCAGTTGTCTTGCCAAGGGTTTTTGCCATCTCGGCATATGACTGCTCAAAACTTACGTTAAGCCCGATAGCGCGGAGTATAAGCGGCTGCCCGGCTATAATGCCCTGCGTCATGCGTTCAAACGCCTCAGCGCTGGAAAGGCCGCTTACAACGGCTACGTCCTGTGCTACGCGGGCAAGCTGTGCTGATTTTTCAAGGTCAAGATTCGCGGTAGCAAGCCGTATGATGGATTCTCTGGATTCAAGCGCTGCGATGCCTGTTGCGCGCAATGCCTTTTCATAGCCAGCCATTTCTGACTGCGTTGCTCCAACATTCTTCCCGACTTGCGCAAGCGTAATCCCAAGCGTTTCGTATCTTGAAGCTGCAAGCAATGCGTCTTTAGCAATATCGGTAACTTTCCATGTCCCGAAAGCTGCCGCACCGGCCTTAATCATGTCAACCATGTTATAACCGGCTACTGTAACAGTATCAAAATGCCCTTTTGTCGAACGCGCCCACTTATCAGCAGCATCCTGCATATTCCTGAATCCGCGCTGTACCTGCGCGTCATCAAGCTTCGAGACTATGCTTACGGTTCCGTCAACTTGCGACATTTTACCACTCGTCAGGGAATTGCTTCAGATACTGTTCTGCGGATGCTATTTCCCACAATTGCCGCTGTTTCACCATGCGATGCTCTTTGCTTTCATTGTCGCCGCCGTCTATAACGTCAAGACGCGCAAGGCCGCGCAACTGCTTTGTGCTGTTATACGGCATGTCAAGCCGCAAGCCTTTCATTAAAGCGACAAACTTCCACCAATGCATGTTTGTTGTGTACAGACAAATGCCGTACTGGAGCATGAAGCTGTCGTAAATGTCTACGGCATCCCAAAACGCATCCGATAACTTTGGCTGATTGTTCAGCGTCTCCCAGACTTTCGGCCCAAGCCTTGGCGGGATGCACTCTTCCAGGCGTGATGTCTGCTCAATATTCCCGCGCCCGTGAAACCACTTGAGCGCGCATACCATAAACTCAACATCCTGGATGACCTGCCCAGGCTGAAAGCACACGCCGTATAACACATTCAAAAACTCTGCGGTCGTAAGGTTTTCCCGGCATCCGTTCAGATGCTCATATTGCAGCCATGCGCGAAAATCTGTTTTAAAGGCGACGCGCATACCTCCAGCCTCATAAGCTGAAGGCAACGCGCCGCCCCCAAAAAAGCGATATGGCGCATCAGGAAGCATCAGCCGCTTCCCCTTCTTTTTCCACGCCAGCGTCAGCGTTTTCGCCTTGCTGCGTGGCCGGGATTGCAACGGCAACACTGCCAATGAAACGCTCAATGCGTTTGTCGCGAAAACTTGTTACGGACTGAGCGATGTAGGTGCCAAGCTCAATGTGGTCGAGAATATCAAGATTACGTTCTGCGCTGATTTTGTCGTATGCGCCCGCGCCAAGGACGGCGTCCGTCATCTCGACAACGCACTCTCTCACGGCGTCTGCGGATTCCCGTGAGTTTCCCGTCAGTACTTCGCCGACTTTAATCTCGGCAAGTTTTTTACCAAAATTGAGCGCGCTTTCATTCGTATCCCTGGAAAACGGATCAACGGAATACTGAATGCCTTCAATCTTAAGGCAAGGCCTGTCGCTAAATCTGAATCCCATACCGCCTCCTACTCTTCCGGCTCAGCATCCGGCGTGAAAGTGCACGTCTCAAATCCGGTAGCCGTATCGATTGAAAACTCGGCATCGCCATGCACTGCCGCGCCCTTGGCCTGAATCGTGCCGCTGAACGTGTTGTTTTCGCCGCCCGCACCGCCGCCGTCAGAGCTTGGAGCCCAGTTCGCAAGATAGCGTTTCGCTCTGAACGTCCCGGTCGCAGTGCCTGCTTTCCAGCCCATCAGGCGGATGTAGTAGATCCTGGCATCGTCGCCTTTCACAGCGTTCCAGGCCATATCGTGCAGCATGTCATTCGCCGGATTGCCGGTGTACACGTTGCCGTCAACGGGCCATTCTTGTTCATAGCCCGTCGTGGTGGTGGAGCTTTCATCATCAATGTAGGTGATGGTCTGCACCTGCGGGTTCATGTTGCCCGCCATTGTCGAGATCCCTTTCGCCAGCCTGTCGAAAACGCTTGGCGGGGTGCCGTCGGATTCCGGTTTTGCGATGTACTCGCGTAGTTCGCCACGTGGTTGTTCAGCCATGATGCCTACCCTTCCTTTCCTGTTGGTTATCGTGTTTCATATCCCAGGACGAAGCCCGCCTGGTACGTTATCTGCTGTGGCGTCTGCTCTATGACATTCGCCGCCTGGATCTGCTCAAGTTTTGTGATGATGAAGCCGTCACCAAGGAACGGCGGATCGTTTTGATCCAGCCAGGTGCCGATTCCGTTCAGGGTGCCGAGCATGGCGCTTTTGGCCTCATTGTCATTCGCGTTGCTGTCGCGATAGAACAGCGAAAAATACATTTCTTCTACGCGTGTGCCGTCCAGATAGCGACGTACCGTGCGCCCGCCGGTGATTTGCAGGGACATGGCCGCCTGGTTCTCCAGCAAGCCGTCCAGCGAGAAAAAACCCGCATTGACAGGCAAGAGCTCTGCCGGGAGATTCTCGACAAAGAACAGGCGGAGCGATTCAGCAAGATTTTTCTGTTCCTCAAGGCTCATACTCACCTACCCAAAGTTTCCGCCAAGGATTTTGGCAACGCCTTGTATCCAGCGATCAAGGTTGATGCTTTTCGCCTTCTCAAACCACATCGGCCCGGCCTTCGGGTTCTTGTCCGTTGCGAACCTGAACGTCAGCCCGTAGTACAGCCGTCGCGCATACGGCGTTACCCACTTCAAAAGCCCTTGGCCTATCCTGCTATGCGATGACACGGACGCTATGAGCGCCCCCGTGTCCTTTGGCGTGAACTGGCTGCATTCCGTAATTATGTCGTTATCAAGCCACACCTGAGCCGCGTACATGCGCTGCTGGAACTTCTTGGTCATGGCATCGGCGTTGACATCAACTCGTGCTTTTCCGCTAAACAAGGTTCACCTCCCAGTGGTGGAGGACGCCGTTCTTCAGCAGGATAGGATTGATGGAGTTGATGCGCCGAGGATTAAGCGCCGTAATTTCCGCAACACTTACGGCGTCAGACTCACCATTGCTCGACAAATGCACAATGCAATCGCCTTCCCTGAGCGTCCAGAAGCGATCCCGGTCAGCATTGGACAGCGCATCCCATGCCGCAAATTCCATGAATTTCTTGTTAATCTTGATGCCGCCGGTTCCGCGCCGGTATTGCTGTGTGGTTTTCGGGTCAACCAGCAGATTTGCCGTGACTGTCCGCGTCCAGCCGGTAGTCGCCACGTATATAGTGCTTGAAACGCTGTCGAGGCGCGTGTTCTTCAGGAATGTTTTGAAATAGGAAAGCTTGCCGGTCGATGGATGCCGGTAGACGTTGTAGAGCGTTACGAGATCTGGCATTACGCTTAGATTGATGGGCCTCATGCCGCCTCCCTGTCATAACGCCGCGTCCGTCCACTTGCCTCTATCAACTCGCGCTGCGTTGCCTGCCATTCCCTGACTTTGGCGCTGGCGCGCGAATTGTCCACGCCAGCCTCTTCCAGCGCGTCAGCGCGTCGTTTCCAATCGCGGATTTTGCGCTCGTTGTAGCGCTGCTCCTGGCTCAGTTTGTACCATTCGGCGTTATCCTCTCCCAGGTCATGCTTCGCCGGGTCGCGCTCTTCCTGCGTCGGCATGCGTGAAAGACCGTCAATGAAGGGGGACACAAAATGGCCGCAATTTATGCCAAGCAGCCCTGCAGGCTCGCCGTAACTGGTACTTGACCACGGCGGAAACTTCGGATGTGTCCCGGAACGCGAAAACACACGGCCCTGGAATGGGAAGCAACGCGGCCTTGCCCCGGCATGAGCGGATACGACAAGCAGATCACAGCCGTATTCGTCCATGCGCAAAAAACCGAGTTCTGACGTGGACTGCAAGACGCTTGTGCGCGTCACCATGCGGACATAGGCGCTCAGTTCCATCGTGCGCTGACCTGGATACATGGCCGTGCCAATGCCGCGCTCCGCCAAGTCCGAGACGGTACTTTTGATGGCCTCTTGAACGGACAGCGCGCCGGACTGGACGCCGAAAAAAGCGTTGTCCAGGGCTTCAAGCGGCACATTCATTGCGCGCGTATACAGGGTATATAGATCGCTGATCGCAGCCTGATAATTGCGCGCCAATGCCATGTTCATCACAATTGATTCTGCCAACGGCGGAGCCGGGTTTAAAAGCCCATTAGCCACGCCAGCCAGAAAAATACTTTCCGCTCCAGCAAGGTGCTTTTCCGCAGCTTCCTTCATGATCTTGGAAAGTTCGCTCTGCGTTCGTGGCCACACATCAGCTCCCAGGCTGGAAAGCCGTTCGCGCATAGCGGCATGTGCTTCCTGGTATTGCGCGAACGTGAATGTATCCCCAAGCATCAGGCTGCCGACTATTTCGGCGAAGGCAAGAATCATGTCTGACTCAAAGCCGCTGTAGATGTCCCAGAGTTCGCGCGGGATCGCGTTAGCGATATATGAGTTACTGAGCATAATTCATCCGCAAGTCCTTAGAGCACCACACGCCCCTGCACGAATCCGGCCTTCCCTGCCGCATTATCGCCAACACCTGCGTACTGGCTGAACCCGAACGCGATACACTTCAGTAAATCCGCTACGGCGGCATAAATCGTGCGGTTCGCCGCGTCCGGGAAATAGCTTTCGCTCAGGCTGGATACGGACTCGCTCTGCGTTCTGCCGCCACGCGCCAACGCCTCTTGCGGCTCTTGCCCGTCCATGATGGCACCGGCGAGGTAGCAGGTAGCCATAACAATAGCCTCCGGGACGCAATCGGTCGGCATCTCGTCGCCATCGCAGAGATCGTAGGCATTGATGCGCGGCCACGCCAAAACGCGCCCAGGCTTTGCCTTTGTCCCAGGATAGGAAAACCCGTTGATTACGTCCGTTGCCCGGATAAGCGACGCCTCTTTCTGGGAAAGATTCGGATCGACTTCAGCAACGTCGCTGTCCCCTGCTGCGTCACCATCTGCGCCGGTATCCGTTCCCGTATCAGTGTCCGTATCAGTGCCGGATTCGGCATTTGAATCAACGGGTTCTTCCAATGCCCCTGCCTGCACTTCGGGTTCAGGCTCAGGCTCAGGAACGTATTGCGGCCACGCTTCTGTACCTCGCGCCGCGTGATAGGCGTCAGCCTGCTCAACAGAGGCGTAGCTGTTCGCGCCTGGTTCAAGCTGGCCTGTTTCGACGATAAGCATTTTCACCTCACAGCAACGGTAAAAGGCAATTTTCAAGACGCCGTATCAGCCCGTGCCGCGCTCGCTCCTTCGCTTCGTTCCGCATGGCTATAGTCATGTCGTAGTCTGACGATATGATTTCGAGTTCAGCCGTGAGCAATTCCCAAACCTCGTGAAATGCCGTTCGCTGTAAGTTTTCCGGCGTTGGCTCATGCTCCGTCCAAGTTTTTGCCAAGACTATTCCAGCTTCGTGGCCCTGCAAGTTCGTCCAACACTCGGCGCGGGAATCTAGTTCACGCCGCGCGAACTCCACCCTCCAGTCATTGACGCCAAAGAGCCTGATGAAGCGCATGCATTCATTCCTGAAGCGCTCGAAATGCGCATCAGTAACGTCATACTTCCGAGGTTCGTATTGTTGCTGTTCAGGCATCGGATTTTTCTTCCAGCTTAGCTTCCAAGCATGCAATGCGCTCCAAAAGCTGATCTTTCTGCCTATAGTATGCCGCTTTGAGTTCTACTTTCGCCGCCTCAAGCCCTGATTGAGCCTTATAGATGGCTTCTCTTGTCTCATCAGAAACATACTCCATGCCACGGCCTTGATCCCAGGCAGTTGCAAGCGCTGCTGATGCCTCTTCATATCGATAAAAGGACGTACATATATCATCCATTCCCATTGTTCACCCCTTCTGCATGCCGGGGGTAGTCGCATCGCGTCATCCCCCGGCTTTATGCTACGTTGCGTTTTTCGGACGTCCAGGGCCACGATGCGCTGTGGTGCTAGCGGCAGTCGTGGCCGGAGGAGATTCCGCTTGCTCCGGCTGCTCCGGCTGCGTTGGCTCGGCAGTCGTGGCCGGAGGAGGAACGTCCGGAGATGCCGGAATCGGATCAAGCTTGTCGCCAACGACAGGGTAGCGCGCCTTATATGCATCCGGCGCATCGCCTGCCACGGCATCGCACTTTTCTACGAAGTCGTTAGCCCCAAAAGCCGAAGCGTTACGAATAAACGCACCAAGCTTCGCTATCTCCGCTTTCTGTTTCTCTGTAGGCATTCCGCCATGCACAAAGTACAGTATCTTTTTCATGCCGCACCTCGGCCTAGCTGGCGGTTATCAGGACGCCGGCGGTATCCTTGATGTCGGTAGATGTGCGCTCCCAGTTGGCCGACGTAGCGATGGAAGCGTTTGTCGGGGCCTTGCCGCCTGCTGTGATGTCCCAGGAGTAGCCGTACAGGCCAAGGTTATAGCTCCACTCAGCCTGATAGCTGTTCTGGATGTTTTCCTTGCCTGTGCTGCGCTGCATGTAGGAGTCAAAGTCCGGGTTCTGCTCAACCATAATTGCGCCAGGGACAAGCCCAAGCACCTTGTATTTCGTGGTAGTCACAGGCGGCTCATCGGACGTGGTCGTTGTTGCCACAAGAGAGTCAGAATCCGTCATGACGAACAGACGCCCAAACGGATCACGCAGCACGCTCACCGTGCCGTAGACGAAAAGTTTTTCATTATTGGTGACGGCGTTGGCCCACAGGTCGGTCATGGATTTGGAGTGCATGACCCAGGCCGCAAGCGCGCCTTGGCGGTCGCCGAACTTCCCGGCTCCGCGCACAAGGTCACCAAAGGCAAGAGTTCCGGATGCCGCATAGTTCACGCTGGTTTCTGCGGAAATAGCGGCAACGGCGGCGGAGATGGCGGTATTGAGCATATCCTGAAGCGTTGCCACGGCAAGCTGCTGCCCTATCATGGAGGCGGCCAAGGCCGGGTTCTGCAAGATCCAGTTGTACTGCGCCTGCTCGAAATCGACAGGCGGGGTTCCGGAAGGCACCTTGACGGTATTATTCTGCAAATGCGTCAGGCGCACGGAGGCAACGTCATTGCTGCCGTTGTACACATCGCGACGGCGCACAAGGCCCGCGATCTGCTTAAACGACGCCTCCATAGCAAAGTCGCCCATGTTGTCGGAGATGGAGGCAAGCGTAATAGCGCCTGCGGAAGCCGCGTTAAAGAGTTGAACCTGTTGCGCTACCAGTTCGGTGGTGGCGATATACACCTGTTTATTGAAGACTACGAGATCGAAAGCCATGACATGCTCCTTTGCCGGAATACTTATTTGGCTCCGGCTTTTTCATTTAGATAAGCTATTTTTTCCGCATTCGTTTTGCAGTCGCCGAAGGATGCAGGCTTTCCTCCTGCCCCGCCGCCAGCGCCGCCAGCCGGGTTTGCGCCAGTGCCGGACTTGTCGCCGCCCTTCAGCAAGCTGAGTTTGTACGGGCTTGCATCAACAAGCTTTGCCATCGCCTCATCAAACGAGGCTATGCCATTTTCTCCGTAGATTGGATTGCCGTTTTCGCCGACTGCGACTATCTTGCCGTCCTGCATGACGAAGCGATTCCTGAACAGGTCTGCCGCCATAACGGGATCGACCATCTTTTCCCGCACGTACGCAGAGCGCGCAAATGCGTTGCCGACAGCCTCGGACTGGAGTTGCTGCCGAAGCGTTTCGCTTTCCTTCACAGCACCAGCAAGTTTTTCGTTCAGCGGTTTTGTCGCCGCCTCTACCTGGGCGCGTATGCGTTCCTCTACCGCCTTATCCTTGTCCGGGAGCGCCGCAACCGTCTCAAGCGCCTTGTTGGCGCTTTGCAGCCATTCTGCAGGGCTTTCGATACCCTTGAACGGGGCAAGCTGTTCCTCAAGTTTCTTGATGGACTCCTTGCGCTCGGCTGCCTCTCGGTTCGCCGTGGCGAGCGCGTCTTCAGCAATGCCAACTTCCTTGCCATCGGCAAGAACGCGAAGCGGGTTGCCTTTATCGTCAAGCTCGGCGTACTTTTTCCCTTCAACTTCTACGACTTTCCAGCTCATGATGCCCTTCCTTCCTTTTCCCGCATCGCGGGATTAACCTTGCGCCATCGGCGCTGTTTGTTGACTCTGTTTATATTGCGATTGTCCGTCATGCGGGATGTTCCCAAAAGACGGAGTAAATCCGATATTTGCTTTTTCGGTGTTTCTCTTTGCATCGTCAGCAAGCAAAGATAAATACCCCTTTACGGTATTGCCTTTTTCATCAACACTATCTTCAAAAGTCATATTTTCAGACACCATGCCCATTTTTTTCACAGTCTCGTAAAGAACAAATAAGGGAACTTGTCCGCGATCAACCATTCCTGAAAGCTGTTGTAGGGCACTTGAGTCATACGGAAGCAAAAATTCATCGTTGACAAACAAGCCAGGCCCGTCTTGCTGATTTGTCCATAAAGCAATTTTCTTAATGGCGTTTTCAAAACAATCTTGAAGCCTCTGAACCCATCCCTTGAGCGCTGAATTTGCTGACGCAGCCGCTATTTGCATCTGTGTCGCTGTTGAATGTCCGCCGCGCGGCATTATGAGAGATAGATCGTATACGCTCATATATTCTTCGAGCGCCTTCAAATCTTGAAATGAGCGATCAACACTGGCAGGGTCTACGCCATAGCTCATGGCGGTAGCTGTAACGTCTGGATTCAAGTTGGCAAGAAACATCCCAGGTGCTGCATTTACTTTTGCCTCCCCAGTTATTGGATCTGTTGGGAATTCTATGCCGTTAAAAACTCGTATGGGCGAACGCACATATGGCATCAGCCCAAGATGGTCAGAATATGCCTGCCAGTGGGCAAGATTCATGTGCGCTAGATCGTCGAGTGCTGGGATTGCTGTGAGTCCAGGAGTTTCTTCTGTCTGTCCACCAGGCATAAACCAGTCAACAGGAATAATGCCGAGACTATTGACGCCGTATTTTACAAGAACATGCTCACCTTCTATCTCTCTTTCCCAGACTTCCCAGTGGTCAGGGAATATTGCCCTGATACGATCAACTTGTATGCGCAGTCCCTCGGCGCCTTCGCGCTGAAGTTTTTCCAGATAACGAAATGAGCGCAAGACGGTTTTTCCGTCTACATTATCAAGCCATGCATCAAGAACTTGTGATGCCTCGACATGTACCCAATATGGATTCCATCCGTTTTCGGCATCCGCCTGCGCTGTTCGCAATAGCCATTCGCCATCCACATTTTTGTAATATGTGCGCCCGTATTCGTCAGTGCTTTGAGTAATTGATGGATAATCTGAGAGAATAAACGTAACGCCATCCATCATACCTGCGCGAAATATAAGTTCTCCAAACATGGACATATTTGTTCCGCGAGTATCAACATTTTCTTGGAAGCTATCAAAGAATGCCTTGTCATATTTTGCTTTGCCTGCTGTGTCTTCCTGGTATTTTATTTGCCTCTGGAATACTTGACCAACCAGATAATGAATTGTTTGTTTATACTTGTTAAAAAGCTTTGAGCGCCTGAGTCTCTTTTCGTACTCATCGTTGTCTTCGCTGGGGCGCTTTGGTAAATACGATTCACGCGCAGATTGCATGGCATTTGTACCGCCGACGAGTGTCCTGCCAAGACGGATGCGTTCCCTCTGCGCCATCCATTCAGGTGAAACAGCGGTTATGGTTCGAGAAGTAAATGCTGATTGTGGGACTGCCATGATTGCTAATTCCCCCTCGCTACCGTGCTTGCATGGCCTATAATGGCAGGACGCGGTATTCCCATCAGTATGTTGAACGCGCCAGAGCATGCATCTGCGTGATCGTCGTGCGCGGCATCCGGAAAACCCTCAAGCTGATCAAAGAATTCGTCATTCCACGGCCCGCGCACAAAGAACACATTACCCGCCTCGCATTGTGCTGAAAAACCCCCGAAACGCGTCACCTTGCTCCCGGATTCAGGGCGTATTTTGACGCTGTAACCGGCGAGCATGCGGGCCATGTCCTGCGCCTGTGATTTGCCTGCCTGCCCAGGGTCTTGCGGCAAGCCAACAGTGACGGTTCGCCCGTCCTGTTCCGCGGTGTTTTTGATAGCCACCTGAACATGCAACGGGCTTTTACGCATGGAAGCGCCATGCAGGACATAAAAACGTCCGTCAGTAGCCTTGCCAAGCTTGGCACATGTAGTAAAATCAGGATCGTTGTGCGACGTCTTTTCCGTTGCCGCCAAGTCCCAGTAGCGGACTATGCGGAGATCGGCAGGCGCGGCGTCCACGATCTTGCACCAGGAACGTTGGAAATACAGACCGGCAGCCGGGCGAATCTTCCAGTTGCCGTGCAAAAGCTGCTCGCGTTCAACAAGAGGCATCGCCTTGAGATTCGCGATGTACTGCGGGTTTACTTCCATCAAAATCTTGTTGTCGTACACGGACGCCGCAATGAACGTGACGCTTTTCGGCATGCAGTCAGCGCCGTGATCCGCAACGAGTTCATCAGGCGTATCCGACCAGAACAGCGTGTCGTTTATGCGGGCAAACCAGCGCAGAACGCCTGAGCGCTCAGGGATGGCAAGACCGGTATTCTGGTCAATCCACCAGGAAATGAAGTCGGCAACCCATGAATCCGCGTCGGGGTTGCATGTCGCGCGAATGTAGGGATTTACGCCGCTTATGGAACGAAGTCGTGAAAACATGTACCAGAACTGTCCTGCGCTGAAGTGGCAGAGTTCATCAAAGCCGATGAGCGGGATTTCAGCGCCTTGATAGCTGTGCTTTGTTTCCTCATTATCAAGATGCGCGAATCTGATCATCGCGCCAGACGGAAAGGCCCATTCCGGTGGCTTCTGTGTGGAGTGAGCGCCGACTTGCGGATAAAGCCTTGTGGATGCATCCCAGAGACCACCTGGGTTCGATATCTGCGTTGCATTGCGCCTGAAAATCATGGCACGAAAGTCTTTTCTGTGGATATGCCGTAAAGGCTCAAACAGCATCGCCCACGTCTTGCCGCCGCCTGCTTGCCCGCCGTAAATGGCGATATCGGCAGGCGTTGCGAGAAATGCTTCCTGCGGGCCAGGCTGTGGACAGATTATGGCGAGTTCTTTAACAGCGCTCATTGTCGGGAATCCTGTAAATTTCTATCGCAGTATTGATGCTGCCGTTGTAGTCAAGCTTTTGCCGCTCTGCATATTTTTCAGGCATTCCGCCTTTCAGAAGAAAAATCATCAATGTATCACTGTATTCATTTATCTTCCCGCACTCTGCACCTTGATAAAACACAGGTTTCAATGTCCCGGAGTAAGCGCGCCTGCGCGCTTCATCCTCCAGCACCTCAAGGCCGTATCGCTGCGCTTCACGAAATGCTGCGGCAAACTCTTCATCTTCTCGTTCAAACTGATAAACCATGCCTCGCGCCAATCCAGATTCATCGCATGCTACGGAAATATTTCCGCCATGTTTGACAAGGGCCTCCAGAAAAGACGCTATCTTTTTTGCTGTCAGTAATTTGTTCCCTCTAGCCATGATCCCGCCCTGTCCGCTCGCTACGTTCGCTACCCATAAAAAGGCAGCATGAAACACCACTTGTTCCGCGAGCTATGGTCTTTTGCCTCTTTATTCCCCAGTTTTTTATCAGGACAGCCGTGTATTTCCGCTCCCAGCCTTTCTTTTAGCGCCGTTCGACTGGCCTTGCGCTCCGGTGCGCCGATTTCCGGTTGCGGCGCTGTTCAAAAAAGGCTCCTGTTTTGTGCATTCGGCCAGGGCTTATTGCTCCTGCCTGGTCATCTGCGCAGCCGGGTCAGCCGCCTTGGATATTTGAGGCGAATAAAGCGATATCCTTTCCAATTTTTTTATATCAATCCCAGAAGCAAATATTGTTAAACTGTCACCATTGTTAGATTCTGTATTTAATTTTGGCCTATTCTCTGCAATCAAAACAAGTTCCAAAGCATTCATATCGACGAGGGTTTTTGTTTCTATGACGGCAACACTGTTTATTGCTAAATTTTGAATCCTCCGTTCATTTACAGAACCAAAAATTCTGCTGCCAAGATTTTTACTCTTTCCAATATATTCAATAGATTCACCAGCAAATAATATGTATATCCCCTGCTTGCCCTCCATGCTTATCAAAAAATCACTATAGCTTGCAGAGAAAATAAGCCCTGGGTGAGATTCTAGCATTTTCTTGTTTTCAAATTCCACCCGATGCCTTTTGTGAGCTTCGCTTAGCTCCAAATTTACTTGCGCGTTGTATGCAGGCTTGTGATTCCCTATAAAGCTAAACGTTGAGTCAAAATCATCAAAATTTGGCTTGGGCACACCCAAAAAATCAGCAATTTTACTTGCGTAGCGAATCATGTTTTCAGTTGCTTTCCCCACGGGGTTCCCCTTTTCGGCTGGCCTGCCTAGCCCAAGCGCATATTTGCGCACAAGAATATCCTATTGTGAAAAAAAAGATCAAGCGCGGCAGTCCTATGCATAGGACGTATTGAAGATTTTTTTTATTTTTTTTGGCGGGGAGGCTGGGTATGCCCCTGCATAGTCAAGCTCTCGCCATGCCCAACGCCCCGTGTTATGATGCCGAAAACGGAGGGGTTCCAATGCGTAAGGTGATTGCCGCTACCGCCTGGGTAGTTGCTCTGTTCCTAGCAGCTACGGCATATGCCGCCGACATTGAGGCCGCTTTTAGCCCGCGCGGCGAGTCCCTTCAGCTTGTGCTCAAGACGATCCAGGGCGCAAAGCAGTCCATCCGGGTAGCGGCGTATAGTTTCACCAGCAAGCCCATTGCAACGGCACTGCTGGAAGCCAACAAGCGCGGCGTGGACGTGCGGGTTGTGGCGGACGCCAAAGCCAACAGCGGCAGATATTCCGCCGTGACCTTCCTCGCCAACCAAGGCGTCCCTGTCCGCTTGAATGGGAAATACGCCATACACCATCACAAGTTCATTCTGGTGGACGGGAAGCACCTGGAGACTGGCAGCTTCAACTACAGCGCCGGGGCCGTGAGCAAGAACGCGGAAAACGTGCTTGTCTTGCGCGACGTTCCGGCTGTTGTCGGGCAGTACGCCAAGGAGTGGGAGCGGCTTTGGGGCGAGGGCGTTGATGTGGAAAAGAAGTATTAATGAAATATACATGTTAATGGAGCAATGCCGTTTTGCGGGCAATTCCAGCTTGACATGACAAAATTGCGTTGATATTGTCAAGTAGATTTTTATAAAATATTGGAATAGTATGTGAAATGGAGGAGCGATGAGCCAGGTCACGGTAGATCTTGTCCGTAGGGCGAGCAGGCGGTACCTATACAATAAAAAATACAATATCCCAAACACTCCGCCGACAAAGGATTTTTGGGGAAATGATCTCCCAACGCCACCGCCATATCCTTTCAGGTTTGTCAAGCCTGCTGACAAAAAGGAAAGGTGAACATGGGGGAAGACGACATCCATCCCAGCAAGATTTATGATTTAATAACAAAAAAGCTTACGGAAGAGCTTACGGATTCAGGCGATCCCGTAGGGATGTTCGCTTATGCCGTGTATAAACGGCAAAAAATAGCGGAAATTAAAAGGCTGAAGGACGCTTTAGGCAGACGCCCGACAAATGAAGAGCTTCAGCCTTTTGTTTTGGGCGCTGAGGCGCGCATTGGCGACTTTCTCAAGATCGCTGAAATTGAACTCTCTGAATACCAAGAGGCACTCATTAATGAACACCTTGAAGAGGTCAGCGGGCAATTTGAGAGAAAATATATTGAAGAAACAAAGCGTTTCAAGCCTCAACGGCAAGCATCATGGTTCAAGTCGGCTCTATACGGAATGGCTGGAAATATCTTCACAATAATTCTGACATTTTTACTTTTTGCGCTTGGTGTTATGGTTCTTGAAGGCGCTCCGGCGCTTGCTAAGTTTCTCATACGCATGATTAGCCGCGCCGCTGGCCTGCCTGCTTCTTGAACAACCTCGACTCTGCATGGACGTGGACAAGCACGATCCGAACAAGCAGCAAAAATAACAACATATTGCATTTCAGCTTGCGTATGGAGCTTCCCAAATGATTGAGATACTGAACTGCAAAATCTTGGGCGAAGTGAATGTTATTACGGCCATCATTTCCATTGCCGGAAGTATAGCTGTAACCGTTGCCATCGCATCTATTATTGCTTTTTTTATGAAGGTAAAGCGGTTATGAATCCTGCATACAATAGCGTGTTGAGTTTTACCTAAAAACAATACCGGAGGGCGTATGTACAGATTTATGGCAGTAGTTGTGATGGTGGTGTGTTTCGCAATATGTGGATGTATGGCGCAACAGCAAGCGCCGACTTATACTTATAAACCAGCAAAAACAAGCACACCATATTTAGATGCTATGTCAGCCCCAATTCCACCAGATGCTGACTATGGGCCAAAGCCAACTGTAGCCCAGGCAAAAGCTGCATTTAAAAAATATTTTCTGGACAGAGCGAAAGACCCTGCATCGATAAAATTTCAGCTTGAAGCAACAGAAATGATTCAAGATAGACATGTTTCTTTTGACGGGGAGACTACATATGGATGGAGATATATAGGGAAGGTAAACGGGAAAAATAGCTTTGGCGGTTATAGCGGATTTGAACCGCATTTTATCATTATGCGTGGAACAAAAGCAATCTATGGGAATTAAAGAAAATTTTATGAGCTAGCCACTGGTTCCGGCTTGCACGACCGGAACCAGTGGCTAGGCAAGCGTGAACACAGCACCTAGGGCGTAACCAAGATCACGGAGATCGAGTTATGGATATAAGCGAGGTAGCCATTGCGTTATGGGCAGTCATTCTAGCCATCGTTTTTGCATCCGCATTTACAGCTATCCTGTTGTTAATGCATAAGAAATTTAAAAAAAGCCTGCAAGTTCAAAATGATATTATCGCGGCACGAGAAAAGGCAATCAAGGATCTAGGAAGTGAAGTATGCGAAATTCGTGCGCGATTTAAAGAGGTTTTTGATGCAGAAGCTGAGGCAGAAAAAATATTATCAAATGCAAAAGATGAAGCGTGGAGGATACGGGAAGATGCGCAAAGGGCATTGTCGTCCGCAGCTGATAGGGCGAAAGATATTGTTTCTGAATCCGCCGAAATGGGTAGAAATATTGTATCAGATGCTGAAAAAAGGCTTATATGCATAAAAGCACAATTAGAAAATGAACAACAGGCCGTAGATTCTGTTTTGAAAAATGCAAGAAAGGAAGCTGAATCGCTGATAAAGGCCGCCAAACATGAGGCTGAAGCATTGACGAAAGAAATTGGACGCAAAATTCAAGACTCCATTGATTATGAAAACGCAGTAAAGGCGTTGCGAAATAAAATTGAAGGATATGGGGATGAATATTTGGTTCCGATGCAAACACTTTTAGATGACTTAGCAGAAGACTTTGGTTTTACAGAGGCGGGACAGGCGCTCAAGAGATCCAGGGAATACGCACGTGAGCTTGTCAAAACTGGTGGAGCTGCAACATGTGAATACGTTGAGGAATATAGAAGGAAGACAGCTATTGCTTTCGTTTTAGACGCTTTTAATGGGAAAATTGATAGCATACAGTCGAGGATGCGGAATGACAATGTAGGGAAAATGCAACAGGCTGCAAAAGATGCTTTTTCTTTGGTTAACGCAAACGGGAAAGCTTTTAGAGACGCAAGGATACAAGCGCAATACCTTGTAGCGCGCCTTGAAGAGATAAAGTGGGGAGCAGCAGCTATTGAACTGCGCGAAAGGGCGCGTGAAGAGCAGCGCGAGCTGAAGGAGCAGGCGCGCGAAGAGGAGCGAGCAAGGCGTGAATACGAAAGGGCATTGCGCGAGGCGCTGAAAAGAGAAGAGAGTGCCAAAATAGCTTTAGAAAAAGCACGACTTGCCTACGAGAAAGCTAAAACAGACAGAGAACGGCAACAGCTTGACGAGCGCATAAAAGAGTTTGAGGCAAAGCTAGAGCAGGCAAAGGCCGATGGGGAAAAGGCAATATCCATGGCGCAACTCACAAAGAGCGGACATGTTTATATACTGTCAAATGTAGGTTCTTTTGGTGAGACAGTTTTTAAAATAGGCATGACGCGCCGCCTTGACCCGCAAGATAGAGTGCGTGAGCTTGGCGGAGCATCTGTTCCTTTTCCATTTGACATTCATGCTATGATTTATGCAGAAGATGCGCCAAGCCTTGAAAACACATTGCACAATCTCTTTAATTTACAGCGCGTAAATAAAATAAACTTCCGCAAAGAATTTTTTTGTATTGAGCTTGGGAAAATACATAGCGCAATTCAAAACGCTGGGGTAGCAGCACAATTCACTTTGGTTGCGCAAGCATTGCAATATAGAGAAAGCAAGGCCATCGAGAAGCTTCCTCTGGAAGAGCAAGCAAAAATACTCTCTGGGGCGGTAAGGGCACCACTGGAACGCTTGCGCGAGCGAATTTTAGGAGAAGGTGAAGAGGATATTGAAGAAAACTAGCTATGCGCAGAAGCGCGCTGATAGCTACGATGATCTTGACACTTTCTTCCTTTCATGCTTTCCTCTCGCCACGGTGCTTCACAACACCTCAAGGCGGCCACGCCAGACCCGCAGTTTTGGCTTTTTTTGTTGCCCAGATCAGGGTATAATTCTCGCCAGAATGTCCGGGTGCGCAGGGCCATGTCCAGGGCGAAAGCCTAAAAATCCTGCGGCAGTTCCTTGAGCTGTGTGAACACCCGGCTTTCTCATTTTGAGGATGCCAACTCACACAATTCAAGGAGCCTCACCATGTCTCAGCTTCAATCCATCCACGCGTCACCAGTCGCCTTGCCGCCAATCGCCTATAAGGGTGTCCCTGTCGTTACAACGGAAATGCTTGCACAAGCCTATGAATGCGATGTCGCTAGCATCCGCAAAAACTTCTCAAACAACCGTGAGCGCTTCGCCGAGGGTAAGCATTTTTACACGCTGGCAAACGGCGACCTTACCGAGTTCCGTTTGTGCGTGAATAATGTTCACGCACAAATTTCCCCAAAAATCCGCAACCTCACCCTCTGGCTCGAACGCGGCGCTGCCCGTCACGCCAAGATGCTGAACACGGATCGAGCTTGGGACGTGTTCGAGATGCTGGAAGAGACGTTCTTCCGCGTGGTGAGGCCGGAGCCGGAACAACGCTCCCTCCCCGCCCCCACAACCCCCTCAACCATCGCTGATCGCAAGCCGCTTGAGAAGCTGGTCAAGGTGTGGTGTTCCATGTCCAGCATGATCCACGCCCAGGCATGGACGCAGGTAAACGCCCATTTCAACCTAAACGGTATCGCAGAACTGCCGCTGGAGTGGATACCGGATGCCCTGACCTTCGTGCAGGAGAGAATTGACGCCCTGCAAAGGGCACTGCCAGAGGCGCAGCAGGCCGCCCTGCCGCCCGCCCCAGAACCCAAGCCCGAACCAGCCGCCGAAATGCCGCTGTGCTACATCCCCAAGCATAAGACCGGCCCCGACGCGTTCAAGGAGGTCGAGCCGCACATCATTGAGATGCAGAACTGCACGGGCATCATCCGCGACCGTTACAGCATCGTTAGCGCCTGGATCTCCCGGAAGATCCACGAG